GTATGAATGTACTAAAACTATTACATCTGATATTGTTTTAAACTCAATAAATAAACTATTAAAGATTTCTTAATATTTATAACAAAAATATAAATGGCTAATTTAGACAAATCCAATATTGTAAATGGTGGTACTATTGAATCCTCCCACCTTACAGATGTATATGATGCTTTAACTGGTGTTACTGTTTATGATAATATTTCCACAACAGGCACATCATCTTACGCAATTACGGCATCATATGCTGAAAATGCGGGTGGCGCAACAGTAGATACAGGTTCATTACTTACAACAGCATCCGTAGATTTAAATACTATTACTTTTACTAAAGGAGATGCTTCAACTTTTAATATTACTGTTAATACCGGTTCTGCAAATTCTATTACAGATGGCATTAAAACCTTAGATTTTGATGGTAGTAATAACCTTCGGTCAAATACTAATTTTTTACCTTCATTAAATGATACTTTTGATTTAGGTTCTGCTGATAAAAAGTGGAGAGATCTATATTTAGGAGACAATTCAATTTATATGAGCGGCTCAGGTGGTTGGATGACAGGTAGTTGGGATGGAACAAATTTCAAAATTAATAATAGCCCTTTAATTTCATCTTCAGTAACGGGATCTATGGTTGTTGGGTCAACAAATAAGGTAAATTCTCTTAGTTCAAATGCTGGTCAAGCACCTGTTTCAACTCCATTATCCTTAGCTGGTGGGAATATTACTCTTGAAGCTGGTGTGGGTATAATAGGTTCATATGCTGATCTCCTTGTAGGTCTAGTGTTAGGGAGAAACTGCTTTATAACAGTAACAGCTATTGACGGTACCACTGGAGCGTTTAAAGTATCACTAAATGAAGGGGGTATTAGGATTGATGAAATAGGGGGATCATCAAATGGTACAGTTAATTATATTATAATGTATTTAACTAATTAATAGTTTTAAAAAATAATTTAATATTTATAATCAAATAATAAAATGGAAAAAAAAGTTTTAACCGAAGAAGAAATGTCAAACTTAACAAATCTAAGAAATAGATTCCAGACATTAACTCAAAGTATAGGTAATACTGAAGTTCAAATTTTAAGTCTCAACATCCAAAAAGAAACTTATGCTGATGAATTAAAAAGTATTAAAAAACAAGAGCTAAATTTAGCTCAAGAATTAGAAGAAAAATACGGTCAAGGTACTGTATCTTTAGAAACAGGTGAATTTTTACCTAAATAATTATTTTTTAAAGAATTTTAATATATTTATTACAAAAACATAATACAAAATGGCAGAAACATTAATTTCCCCAGGGGTATTAGCTAGAGAGAATGATCAATCTCAGATAACCTCACAACCCGTACAAGCTGGAGCAGCTATTGTAGGACCTACTGTAAAAGGTGCAGTAAATATTCCAACATTAGTTACTAGTTATTCTGAATACCTAGCTACATTTGGAAGTACTTTCGAAAGTGGTTCAGATGAGTATAGCTTTTTAACATCAATCTCAGCTCACAATTACTTCCAAAATGGAGGTAATACTCTTTTAGTTACAAGAGTAGCTTCTGGTTCTTTCAGTTCTGCTACTTCATCTAAAGTAGAAGCAAATACCGGTTTAGTAGTAGCAGCAGATGCTTTACTAACTTCAGTAGCATCAGGGTATGATGTTATTGGAGCAACATTCCCTCTTACAGCCACAGGAGTTGGTTTAACAGGTAGTGTATCAGGTGTAACAGCTGAAGCAGATTTCACATTCTCAGATGCAACAACATTAGATTCTGTTACTGTAACAATTCCAGGTACAGGATATTCAATTGCAGAAACAATTACAATTCCATCCCAATCTTTAGGTGCAACAACACCAGGTGGGGCTGATATGGTAATTACATTAGTAGCTGATGATATTCAATCAGAAGATAAGAATGCATTTACTTTAGAAACTATTGGTGAAGGTGTAATAATGAATAGCACTTCAACAGAAGGAGCTAACGGAACTTTACCAAGTGGTTCATCAGATAACTTAAGATGGGAAATTGTAAACCCAGATACTTCAAGAGGTGTATTTTCAGTAGTGATTAGACAAGGTAATGATAATAACAAATCAAAATCAGTACTTGAAACATTCTCTAATGTTTCATTAGATCCAAAAGCAACTAACTACATTGCAAGAGTAATTGGTGATCAAAAACAAACAGTAGCTGGAAGTGGAACAGATGTTTATTTACAAAACACTGGAAACTTTAAAAATGCTTCAAGATATGTAAGAGTTAAAAGTGTAAACTTAAAAACTCCAAATTATTTTGATAATGCTGGTGTAGCAAAAACAGAATATACATCTTCAATCCCAACAGCTCAAAGTGGTACAATGGGAAGTGCTGTAGGTGATATTTTAACAGGAACTGGTAATTACTACAACAACATTGACAATACAGATTCTCAAGGGTTAGTAGGTGGTAATTACACAACAGCTTTTAATTTATTAGCTAATAAAGATGAATTCCAATTTAATGTAATTACAGCCCCAGGTTTAATTATTTCAAATGCATCACATGCAACTCCATTAAATACTTTACTTTCAAATATAGAAGAAAGAGGAGATTCAATTTTAATCCTAGATTTAGAAAATTATAACTCGGCAGTAACAGCAACAACACAAACAGCAGCAACAGTTGATAGTTCATATGCTGCAAGTTACTGGCCATGGGTTCAAGTTACAGACCCAGACACACGTCAACTAGCATGGATTCCAGCATCAACATTAATTCCTGGAGTATATGCAGCTAATGATTCAGCAGCAGAACCTTGGTTCGCACCTGCAGGTATCAATAGAGGTGGTTTAGGATCAGTTAACCAAGCAGAACGTAAATTAACTCAAGCAAATAGAGATACTTTATACTTAGGAAAAGTAAATCCAATAGCTACATTCCCAGGAAGAGGAGTTGTAGTATTCGGTCAGAAAACATTACAAACTCAAGCAAGTGCTTTAGATAGAGTAAATGTTAGAAGATTATTAATCGAATTAAAAGGATATATTTCTCAAGTATCAAACAATTTAGTATTTGAACAAAATTCAGCAGCTACAAGAAATCAATTCTTAAGTCAAGTGAACCCATATTTAGAAAGTGTTCAACAGAGACAGGGATTATATGCTTTTAAAGTAGTAATGGATGATTCGAATAATACCGCAGATGTGATTGATAGAAATCAATTAATTGGTGCGATTTATATTCAACCAACCAAAACTGCAGAATTCATTTACCTAGATTTCAACATTTTACCAACAGGAGCAACTTTCCCAGCGTAAAGAGTTAAAAGACAGATATTTATAATCGAATTAAAAAAATAAACACAAAGATAAAATGGCAGTATTAGATCCAAACGAAATATTTTTCACAGCCTTCGAGCCAAAGCAAAAAAATAGGTTCATCATGTATGTAGATGGTATTCCATCATACATGATCAAAGAGGTAGGTGAATTAAAGGTTGAAAGTGGAGAAGTAGTTCTTAACCACATCAACACTTACCGTAAAGTAAAAGGCAAATCAAAATGGTCGGATTTGACTATGTCACTTTACGATCCAATTACACCTTCTGGTGCTCAAGCAGTAATGGAATGGGTAAGATTACATCACGAATCAGTAACAGGTAGAGATGGTTATTCAGATTTCTATAAGAAGGATTTAACCATTAATGTATTAGGTCCTGTAGGTGATGTAGTATCTGAATGGATAATCAAAGGTGCATTTATTAAAGATGCTACGTTTGATGGGTACGATTGGAGCGACGAAGGTACAGCTCAAAGCGTAGGTTTAACAATAGCAATGGATTACTGCGTGTTGAACTTCTAATAAAATTCTGTCACATATTTTTAAAGAGAGCTTGGCTATGCCAGGCTCTTTTTTTATGTTCACCCACAATATCGCAAGGAAGGTTCTTTGACATTAATAATAAAAAAACTATGGAAATAACATCATTTATTTTAGGTGTAATTGCTGTCATCGCTATTATGATGGTTGTGATTACGTCTGTGAATTACACGGCATTCAAAACTCTAAAAGGAGATTTTGATGATTACAAACGAGGTACAGAAAATGTACTTAAGGATATCTATAAAGATAATGAGTTTACTCAACAAGAGACTCATTCTCGAATTACAGAAACAGAGCAATCTCTTTCCCGACATATTGACTCTAGAGTCGATAAACTAGAAAGAAAAATCTACCAAGATTTTGATATTAAACAAAACCAATCTAATACTTACAATTAACCCCTAGTTAAGGAATTTTCCTTTGCGATATTTATATACGAATTTAAAGTTATTACTAAATAAAAATTATGGATCAAGAAAACACATTTAAGTTTCCAACAGAAACAATCGAACTCCCTTCAAAAGGACTTATTTATCCTGAAGACAATCCCTTATCATCTGGTACTATTGAGATGAAATATATGACAGCGAAGGA